GATGGCATGATATTGAGAATTGACAGTGACTTGGCTTTCATGTAGGCGCGTTTCTTATTGTCGGACATGCTCTCATATTTTGGCGGCATCCAGAAAAACTTACGGAGGAAGGAGATGGGATCTTTGAACACCACGTCACGATCAATGTCGCAATAGATGCTACAGAACCCGGCCAACATGGCGTTTGGCCGCGGATCGGGTGTCAATATGACCCCGAACTCATCGCACTCCTCTTGTGTCACCCCGTAGTCCACAGTGAGGCCGTCGTCTCCTTCGAAAACTCCAACAAAGTTGTTGAAGGTCCAAGACACGCGGTCCTCGACTGATTGCCCGCTGCGCACGTGACTCGACGCGAGATATGAGGAGACCATGAAGTTAAGGAGACCATTAGCGGAACTAGTCCACAAGGTACCTGACATCAATTTCTCATCCACCTCGGCCTTGATGTGCTTGAACTTGAGCTTATTCCGCTGTTTCAAGAGTCTTCCAACCACATAAGACACCTCCAGGGGTAAGTTCATGTTCTTCGTCGCGTGAGCGAAGAAGATCCTATAAACCTCCCCGAGGGCCCCAAAGTGGTGCGACTCAAAGGCGGAAAAGTCAGTCCCGCGGACAGCCTGGTTGCCAAAGAGCTCGTCCAAAAGCTTAGGCCAATCGCGAGGATTCGTCCCTTTAACAAACCTGGATCTACCTTCCATGCCGTGAAACATGTACTTGTCCAGAGTATGCATCAGAGGTCCTGCGATCACGACGGTTTCTTCGGTCGGCGCATTGATTGCGCGCGGTTGTTTCACCTCGTCGTATATCTCCCACTTGATGAAGCTCTTGATGTTGAACATCCACTCCTCCAACTGGGTAAGGCCATCGCGTAAAAGAGTCAGGTGCTTCTTCCGTGCACCTGAATAATTGGAGTGGGAAATGAAATCATCGAAAGAAGTGTAATCTCTAGGGGGGTTAGGATACATCAGAACTACCAACTGTCTGACGTAGGAGAGGAAGTCGGCGGACCGAGAGGGGGGAATGCCCGGCACTTTGCGGGCAACGCGATTGCGTACTGCGGCTGATTGGTTTTCAGCGCTGTCTCCTGGGATGTAGACGGGTAGTGACGGCTTATTGTCGTGCCGACACAAGTACAGGGGCCCCATGACGGCGGCGGGGCCCCTATACTCGGGCTTGCGGACCCGGTGCCGCGATATGATGAGGTTGCCCATCGTCTCGCGTTCCTTGATCTGATAATGCCTTACGTCATACCCACGTGCCAAGAGGCATCGGCTTGGAGTGGGAGCTAGTTTCCCACCACCACGTAGATCTTCAGCGTGTTCATCTGGTTCACGCTCAGCAGGCATGCGTGTGCGATGGATCCCATGAATGCTTGCTGTTGCAAAGCACTCACGTTAACCTCCTTCGCATGCCGCGACATGATGGAGATGACACAACTGACCTCTCTCCTGATCAAACCCTCCTGCTCGGAGAGCGGGATGAGGGCGCCCGGTCTGACGGCAGCAGCACTTCTTGCTGATCGCCACTCCATGAGCATGAGCGGGAGGGGTTCTCGCCTCTCCAGCCAATACAAATTCAA